AATGTTGTGTACTTAAACCAGCATGGGCCAGCCCCTGCTTAAAAGAGTATGATGCAATTGTATCCTTGGTTACAAAGTTGTTTGAGGTAGAATGTTCGTATGTTCAAGGAGGATGCTCAACAATTGAATGTAAACACTTATGTGCGCAACCTAGTGGTGAACGTGAGACATGTTTAAACCAACCTAACTTTAATTGGTCTACAGAGTATGATAGTAACGTATGTAAGTATATATTAAGAATAACAGCAGGAGCACCTTAGAGTATGGCTAAAATATCATTAGATCGTGACTTAGTTAAACAAGGATACATGGGGTACCGTCCTGAAGACATTCAGGCAGCGTCTTCTATGCGTAAAAAAGGATACTTTGATTTTGTATCCAAGGTAGCTTTGCGCAATTTTGATGGTCTGTGGTACGTCAGTAAAAAAGACAGAGATTACATAAGTAAAAACTTTTACATGGATGGTACTGAGCCGGTAGACGCGAAGTCTTATGAAATAAACAATCCTCCTGAGAATATTGAAGAGAATAAAGCATTGACGGCAGCCAGGCACTTTAACTGGAGAGTTCTTAACTTTCAGGATACAGATAATCCTTGCAAATTTGTGGGTTGTGAAGCATTGAGGGAAGCGTACAAAAATGATTTGACCCGTCTCGGGGAAAACTGCGCAGCATGTGAAACCAATAAAGTGAAACAAAAGTATACAGACATAATTAAATCTCTAACTGAACAAGAGTATGGTAAATTCTAGTTACTTAACGGATGTTTTGATTTTAGTAGCAGGGGCGTACATAACGTCTTCTTGGATGATGTGGTGGTTCAACACTTCACTACAAATCCACATTCTAGAGGTGCTTCGTTGGATGGGGTGGCGAAAGAATGACACACAATATTGGTCTGCTGAGGTGGTACCAGGATTTCCAAAAGTAGAGCTGAATAAATGGACCCGAAAAGAATTCGAAGACTGGATTCATAGTAAAAATACATACCTTGCTGAATTGGTAACATGCCCAGGTTGTTTCAGCTTCCATATTGCGTTTTGGGTTAGCCTTGTTTTGAATCTACTTTGCCTATTCAAATATGAATTGAGCTTTGAACGCGTTTTGGTATTTATCCTTGGTTGGTTTGCATGGCCATCGTTTGCTAATAAGTATTTGAAGTCTATCAAAGGCTAACTTATGAAAGAAATCATTTTACATAGGATAATTGGAGCATCTCGATTCAGATGGAAATTTATTGTTGATGACAATGACAACATTCTATCTGAAGGACCGGAAGGGTTACCTGCACCTCTTGCCGGTACAGCATTGCAGGAGCTTGCATGGTCAAGTAAGCCGATCACAGCCGCCAACGACACCGCTACATTAAAAGCAGAAAATCAATCCACCATTACCCGGGCGCATATAGACATATTGACCAAGCGGGGTATTCAGTTTGATGTCGCGCCAGATGGCAAAATAACAATACTTAAGGTGCCTGACTCTGAGAAGAAAATTTCAGCTTTCTTGGACCACAAGAAAGACACCTGTATTGCAGAAGTTCCTAACTGTATGGCATTGAAGCAATCTATGCTAAAAGAGATTGATGCTGCCGGTGGCAACGCTTGCCCTAATTGCGAACTTAAGCGTATCAAAGATAAGTACCGTGACCTAATTCAACCATTCATAAAATGAATTCTTATGTAGCAGGTATTGAGAGGTATCCCCATTTGAAGAAGCGTCTAGACTATGAACTAAGACGCTTAGGGGATAACTGCAGTAATTGCGAGAAGAGAAAAGTGTACGATAAGTACAATGAGATTATACGCAAAGAAGACGCTAGACAGGAACAGCTTACTAAAAGAAAAGGCAATAGACCTTGAGAATTAGTTAATTGTTTAGTATAGGTATAGCATGGCGAACAATGATTTGGACATGCTATACCAGACGTACAAAAGTGCGCCTGGACCTGATACTTTGAGAGGTGTTGTTGATGCCTTGGATCCTGCGATTAATTATGCAGTGTCTTCCATAGGAGCAGCCAACGATAATCTCATCAAAACAAAAGCGCGTATTGTTGCGGGACAGGCTGTCAAAAAGTTTAATCCTGATGCAGGCGCAAACCTGACAACATGGGTAGGAAATCAACTAATGCAGTTGAGACGTTTTCGTCGCGAGACGCAGATGCCTATTAAGGTTCCTGAAAGAACTCAGCTAGACGCATATACAATAATGAACAAAGAGAAAGAGTTCATCGATATGCACGATAGAGAGCCTGACTTGGATGAATTGGCCGACTTCTCTAAGATTCCTGTCAAACGTATTGAAAAGGTTAGGCGGTCATTCAGAAAAATGCCATCTGAAGGTGCGATCGAAGCAGCAGGTGGATTGTCTCAATATAACACCGATTACACAAATGAAGCAGTTGATTATGTGTACCGGGAGGCTGATCGTATAGACAGGAAGATCATTGAGATGAAGACAGGGTATGGTGGTAAGTACGACCCCATGCAACCAAAGGACATCGCTATCAAGCTAGGACTCACACCAAGTCAGCTTACCAGAAGGTCAGCAAAAATTTTTATGCGTATGCAAAAGTATGAATCAGCATTAGAAGGAATATGAGCCTAGGACTATCCATCACCAAAGAGTTCACCAGTGCAGAACGGGAACGTCGCATGGGAGACATTGAAAAATGGGCCTCTGGAGGCTATGACATTGACCTTGCTCACGAATACCTCAAAGATGTGGAAATCGACGACATCGACCCGGAGGAAGCAGATGTTCGTGTTCGCACTAGAATAAACTTTTTGCGTGCCTTAGTTCGTGACCGAGATTACTCGAAAGCAGGAAGGAAACGGTTATTTGAGCTTGGCGTTCATAATGCCATGCGTGAACTTTATCAAGGTGCTAAAATAGCAGTAGATTCAGGAGACTAATGAAAGGACTAGCCATCAACTTCGCAGGTAAGGCAGGGGCCACATTGCTGACAAGCAGTAAGGTTTCTGGGTTTGCATGTACTGCTCAAAACGGGTTAGTAAATATTGCGTGCGATAAAGGAGAAGACGTCATTGACTCTGATCGCGGGACCAACCTGTATAAAGATGCTTTGGCTGGGCGTGTACCTACATTCTCTGACGCATACCATATTGCCAACTTCGCTGCTTTAGACACCAAATTTTTTCTGAAGAAACATACCCCTGAAGGTGAGGAGATCGTTGAGAAAGTCGTACTTGACCCAATAACCTTTGAAGGAACCAGGCTAGTTCTGAAAGCATCATTCACTAGTACTGCAGGTACAACAATAGGTATAAACACATCGCTATAATGACACCTCCAGATTTCATCGCTAAATATTTTCCTGAGCTTTCATCAATTGATGCTGTAAAGCTAAAGGATACACGAGAACGTATTATCGCATACATGTCCAGCGGGTATCCTGATCTGGATATGTCGCAGAATTCTGTATTTGGGGACTTGGTCATTACTCCTTTCGCACACCTACTTGCCGCGCATGAGGAAGCGATGGGACGTTTCATGTCAGACCTTGATATGGAAAATGTCGCTAACGGCATCATCTACAACTGCGACTTTGTTCGTGCATACCTTGGTAACTTTGCTGTGGTTGATCGTGCCAATTTACATTCCACAGGAGTGATACGTATTATCACATGTGCTGACAAGGAAATAACTATTGATCGTAGAACTCGTTACTCGTTTGGTACTGATAATACGTTTTATCTCAAGCTCCCACATCCAGGACATTTTGTGATAAAGCCCACGGATTCATCAGTATCACCAAACACCAATGGACGTGTTCTCAAACAACTAGATCTCACTACATGGGCGGTTGATATTGGTGTAGTGGGAACTATGAACGGAGATCCAGTTCTCAAGGGAGCTGCAGGAGCAACGGATGTTCCTGATGTAGACATCACGGGTATTGTTGCAGTAATAGACTTCACCAAGGGCATACCCGAGACCAGCCTTCCAGTGTTAGCGGAAAAAACACGTACTACGTTCTACTCCGCTACTTTGAATACGCGGAACGGCGCACGTCATTTCCTTTCAAAGGAGTTCCCTAGTCTGGTGTCTTCGTCTCCTGTGATTAATAATGATGACGAGCAAATGAGAGAAGTTGTGTCTGCCTTGGGTATTGCTGAGGGAAAGGTTGACTTATTTGTGATGTCGAACGGATTCTCGAATGTAGATTCGCAGACGGTTAGAATGCCTCTGTACAACCCAGTACCATCTGAAGGAAATCCAAGCAGATTCATTATCAAGATGAACTTCTTGAACCCTCCTTGTTTCATTGATTCTATTGTATCAGCTACTCAGCCAGCAATAGATCTTGGGTTCAAAGATGTTGACCCCAATACATATATCATATCGAGGTCATCAAACTTTGCTAAGGCTCCGCTGTTACAGTGTGCTTACTCTAAATATGAGGATTACTTCTTGTGCATAAACATGCCTCTGGATGATGACACTCCTCTCTTAACGACGATCGTCGGAGAAGGTGGTGTTCAATATCATGACTTCACAATCAACTACCGCTCTGATCCAATGGTGCCGGTAATAGCTGATACTGTAGAAAGCCAGAATGTAGCTCCTGTTGGTATTGATGTGCTCACCAAAGGGTTTATCGTGGTAGTTATCAAAAAGTTAACTATCAGCTATGTTAAAACACCTGGTGTAACAATGGCGTTGGACACAGCTCGCAACGAGATCTTCAATTACTTCAGGACTCTAGTATACAACAAAGTTTACAGCAGCAGTCGCATCATTGACTCAATGTATTACGCCGGGGCTACTGAGATCATCTCTATTGTCCCGGATGCTTATGTGCAATGGACTGTGGCTGACAAAATATGCCCAAATACTTTCGTTGGTGATAACGAAGACTTTATCACGGACTGGGCGGATGTTCTGGCTGATCATGCCTTGACTCCTCCAGTAAATACAATCACTACATCAGCTGGTTTAAACATTTCGTATGTCGATCCAGACATAGGTACTTCTGACGAAACATACGCATGTATTGGAAAGAGAAATGTTTGTTATTTGCTGGATAAAGCGAATATAGTATTTACTGAAGTAATACCGTGAACCCTAAATTAAACACCAAGATTTCCATTTTAAGTAGGTTGGGTTCTTTTTGGGTATCCCAGTCTTCTAAAGATTCTCAGTACGGCTTACCTCTGATTAGGTCAGTAAGCCGAATGGTGGATCATGGTAACTTTGATTTACGTATATTTGAGGCGTCAGATATTTTGTCGGTCAATTCCGTTTGGTCTTACAATGTTGATTATCGTTTTGACCACAATGATGTAACTGTCATACGTAGCGATGCAAGCTCCTTCTACTTGAATACATCAAATAGGCTTATTCGTTATGATACCGGAGGTGTCATAACTGAAACCTATGATTGGTCAGCTAGTACTGTTCCTCCTCATTTTGTTATCAGAGTTCCCTTATGGTTTAAGCCTACTGTGATCTTTGCTAAAGGAACTGTATTAGTAGCAGGCATGGCTTATGAAACCGGAGATGGGTTTATCCGGTTTTTTGTTTCACCTCATGAAATTTTCACTGATAATTTAATACAGTGTAAATTAAATAATCCTAGAGTTCTCAATTTGTTTGATTACACAGTACAAGTTGATGCTGTATATTCAAAGCTGCCTCAGGTGACATCCTACCTAAGAGACAATCATTCGATAGTGTCTTTTGAAAAGGCCATCAATGAGGTTTTGGGTCGTGTAACTTTACAGGACAATGTGATTGTGTCAGAGGTCATACACATAGAGAAATCAGAAACATATGTTTATGTATTTGATAATGATACCCATGTTCGTGTAGATTACCCACATACACCTTTGGTGCTTGGTAATTTCTATGAAGCAGGGACAATCATTGGGAAGTGTGCCTTCTTGAATCAAGCGCCGACTATCGAAGAAAAAATCAGATCTTGGGTTATTGAGCATCTACCAGAAGGTCTACACTTACATGACGTCAACCCAAACAATCTTGATATACGTATACCTAATAGAAAGGTAAAGTTTTGGGCTTTTGATACCGGGACTAGTGATCTCAATGTTCGTGCTCAGTTGGAGGGATCAGAGGAGGATCTTGATGCTTATGCACATATGTCCAAAATATATGAGGACAAAACTAACAGGTACCTGAATGCTATTTTTCAGTTTGAGGATGAAGGGGATTTCGTTCGAAGAAACGCCATAGATTTTTACATTGAGCATGTCTTCCTTGGAAAACTCGTTATCGCCAAGTTGGATAGTAATGTGCTTACATCGCTGCAAATAAGTCGAGCCAAAAGATTTATACGTGATAACGCCCCATGCGGTGTTATAGTCGTTATCTCAGTAGCTGAGAGTACCTTCGTAGACGGCTCTCTCATGCTCGATCAAACCGGAATGACCTTGGGTCTGGATGATGGGTCTTCTTACCTTGTTTTGAAATAATGAGCGATACATATGAATTTATAGCATTAGACGCATTCTTTGGTCCTGCAATACCTATAAACATAGTCATTAATTTGCCGTCAGGTTCGTACCCTGGAGATGGCGGAGGAGATGGTGGAGGAGGCGATCCTTCTCCACCACCTGTAGAAACATACCCTGATGGATTACTGCTTGATGGTCAATTTTACTTGGCACTTGATGCTACCAACTACCTAGCGTTGACTTAATGACTCCATAATGATAGAATACAACTAACCCTACAATACAATGGCTGACCCAGTAAACTTTTCCGATCTCTCAGCACTTCTTGGTGCTGATGTTGACCCAACAGACAAAGTTCTTATCCAACATCTTGATGGAGGAGAGCCTGCGCCAGACAAATTTTTTACCATTGAACTTGGTGAATTGTCTGAAGCTATTGCCGCCCTTATTGAGCCTACTCTAAAAAGGTTTGAATATAAAACTGCAGCTTTTACTGCTGTTTCTTTGAAGCAATACATAGTAAAAGCTTCTGCGTCTTTGGATATTACACTACCAGCAACACCTACCGTAGGGGACTCGGTTGTCATAACTGATTTTTCTAATACTTTTGGGTCTCACACTGTTACCGTTTTACGTAACGGTAACTTAATTGAATCACAAGGGGACGACCTTGTATTGAATGTAGCTAGATCCACTACCACATTGTTATTTGTAGGTGGTTCTGCTGGTTGGAAAATTAACGTACTCCCATAAACTATGCCTATAAATGTGTCAAATTACGCGACATACCGGACAGGACCGCCAGGAGATCCTGGCGAACCTGGACCTCCTGGACCACAGGGACCTGCAGGGCCAGTGAACAACAATCCAGGTCCTCCAGGACCAGGAGGACCTCCTGGTCCACAGGGAGAAAATGGCAGTGATGCGGTAGGTTCTCCTGGAGATCCAGGTCCTTCAGGTAGCCCCGGTAGTCCTGGAAGTGATATGGTAGGCCCTGAAGGCCCTCCAGGACCAGATGGCACGCCAGGTACACCTGCTATGTCAGCAGGACCCGAGGGACCCCCAGGTCCTGGAGGGATGCAGCTCCCAGGTCCTGAAGGAGCACAAGGACCGCCAGGACCGCCAGGACCAGATGGTCCTCCTGGTCCCCCTGGTCCTCCAGGCGAAGCACCACCTTAATAATTCATAACATGCAGTATTTAACAACATACTCCAGTATAACAATAGATAACGGAGGGAATAAAGGTTCTCCAGGTCCCTCAGGACCACCAGGACCCCCAGGACCCGTGGGCAGTCCTTCACCAGAAGGTCCGCCTGGACCTATTGGTCCTCCTGGTCCACAGGGTCCTATAGGGAGTCATGCGGTAGACCCAGGACCTCAAGGCCCTCCTGGGGATCCGGGTATTAATGGACCAAATGGTTCTAGTGCCTCTACACCAGGTCCTCAAGGCCCTCCAGGACCTCAAGGCCCTCCAGGCGCTGATGGGATGGCATTAACAGGTCCTCCTGGCCCTGCTGGTTCTGATTCAATAGGTCCTCCAGGTCCAATGGGACCAGAAGGTCCACAAGGCCCCCCAGGCCCTATCGGCCCTCCAGGACCTCCTGGCTCCCCATCTTAATCATATACAATCATGTTTTTAGTCAATTTTATTCCTACCATCAATGGACCTTCGGGACCAGGAGGACCTTCTGGACCTCCTGGTGATACTGGCGTCACTCCATCAGAACCGGGACCTCCAGGACCAGAGGGTCCCCCAGGTCCTTCAGGTCCTCCTGGCAATCCTGGTATGCCGGTGCTAGGTCCTCCTGGTCCTCAAGGTCCTCCAGGACCTCCTGGTGCTGATGGCTCTCCTGTTGCAGGCCCTATTGGCCCTCCTGGCCCTCCTGGTGCGGCGGGTAATGACAATATAGGAATGCCAGGTCCTCCAGGGACCAACGCTCCCCCTTCTGATTTTGTAGGACCTCCTGGCGCTATAGGTGCCACTGGTCCAGAGGGTCCTCCTGGTCCTCCCGGTCCCCCAGGAGAGCCTGCTCCGCCACCTTAACCAAAATAAACTACTTGAAAAAGAAGCGCTGTATTATAATGATGCAGCGCTTCTTTCTTTAAACAACAAAACAAAAAACTATGAATGCCTGGTGGAGAGCTATGTATGGTCGTTTCAGCAAAAGCGAATGTGAAGAGATTATCGAGTATGGTTTAAAGCATAAACCTGTCGATGGTACAATTGGACATGGTGGGAATAAAAGTATTGTCAAAAAAGACTTCCGTCAGTCTACAGTACGGTGGTTAGGAAGAACTGATCCTAAACTTCAGTGGGTGTATGCTAGGATGAATGATATGATGCTCGAAGCTAACGAAGTAGCGTTTGGTTTTGATATCGCCGGTTTCAGATCTGTGCAATTCACAGAATACGATGGAGCTGTCGAAGGTAAGTACGATTGGCATGAAGACAACTCCTGGAAAGGAACTTCACCTTTTGACAGAAAGCTTTCTATGGTTATCCAACTGTCGGACTCCAGCACTTATGAGGGAGGTAAGCTAGAACTGGCAAATGACCCATTTGATGACAAGGTTTTTGCCAACCAAGGAGATGTAATCATCTTCCCATCATTCAATCGACACCGTGTCATCCCGGTTACTAAAGGTTTGCGTTATTCCTTAGTCACTTGGTTTGTGGGTCCTAGATTTCGTTGATGATGCAATAAGTATTTCATGTGTGTTATACAAATATGCTGAGGATACTAATTACCTCTTCAGCGAAAAACACATGAACCGCATCACATCAATGGGGATGTCTACTTTGGTAGAGACATTTTCCATGCTACGTAGTAACCTACCAAAAGGATGGGTATGGGACCCTATCCTCGTCAAATCCTCCGGTTTGAAGCCGGACAGTTCAGAAGACTTCAACATCACGTTTTACAAACGTATGGACCATGGCATGGTCGTCTTCTGCTCAGGCTACAAAGATCGTCGCCAGCATATCAAAGTTCTGATCGCCTACAACGGCGAGAAGAAAATGGATGCAATCTCGGTAGCCAAAAAGATGCACCCAGAATGGGACATGACCCGGGAAGGTGAAATCCGCTACGGTGTGAAAGCACTGGTCGGTGTGACAAACATTCCTCTTCCTGCTCCGAAAGGTAAGCATGAAAAGCAGTCGCATGCTCATGGTGCGATGATGCTGAAGCATCACGGTGAAACTCCGAAGCAAAAAGACAAACAGCCAGTTTGGACTAAGTCCTGGAAAACAGGGCAAAGCTCAGTGGTTGCTCAGGCAAAAGTATGGATGGGTAAAGCAGTGGCAACCGCCCCTGTTGCCGAAATCCTGCACGAAGATCCCCCCGTAAAGAAAGCTGCTGCGTTGCCGACATTCAACACAGACAAAACAGCTGATCTTCGAAAGCGGCTAGCGCTCACAAAACGCTAAGCCTCGTGGTCTGCACATAAACCACTGTCACCAACACACAACGCAGGAGTGTGCAGCTCCTGCGTTAATAAATGGACACGCGGCAATGGGCCATGTGCATCAAGTCTATGCTTCAGTAAACACTTACCCACAGTGGAACTTGGAGGTTTTGCTTAGACTTAGTGCCAGCCAGGTTCGATCCCTGGGCGTGCTACCCGTCGTTCGTGCGACGTTAAATAGGGTTCTAAGCACGAAGCGTTTTATTACAGATGTAATGAAGGAAACCTTACGATAAACACATTCAAAGTACCTAAACCCGAGCGCAAAGGGTTACATACGGAGGATGTGCGAGGACTGATCCTGCGAGGAACTCTCCAAGGCAAACAAAATAAAAGCGTATGCAAAAAGGGAGGAAGTCGCCCTACAATCATACGCGTCAGCTCGTGACTGGGTCTGACTGTCGTTAAAGCATATTTCAAGACTTTCTGTGTAGCACGCAACAATAGCGTGCGAACCAATGGCAACGGCATCTGATCAGTACCGTTTCTATTAGGCGCAGGAAAAGGAGGTATACCTTGAGTATAACCACCCGATGCAGGGGATTGACCACATGCCGGTCCAGAGACGAAACATCCCCAAAGCAAATGCATGGCATGCACGCTGTTGACATCAGCGGATCGGTGTTCACTCCAAAGCCACCCGAGTCAAGGGTAGGAGCAAGGAGGGAGAGACACCTCTGTCGGCCCCCGACGACAGTTTCTGAAAGTGCCAGGATAAACCAATCTTGGGCAAGTAAGATCGGGGGAAATTTCGCACGTTCATGTGTGCAAAACAGCGACGCTTGATAGGTCTTTACGGGAGGTCCTACAGGCGTCGCTGCAATATTTCCCGCTGATGTTGTTGGTGGGGGAGATGATGTGGAAAGGGGGCGCACTTAGTTTGCCATCTCACACATCATCTCTTTTTTTAAATCTCACACAGCAGGCCTGATAATCTGCTGTGTTTCTTGGCATAGTGAGAATCTGTCCGACACCGCTTTGCATGGGCGTGTGTCGGGCAGTATCACTGCCACGGTCTCATTGAGATCAAGTTTATCAACTGCAGCCCCCTAGGGGGATCGGAGTTCATCTCCACCAAACTATTATAAACAAAACCCCTGCCAAGTCCACCCCGCTACTTTATCAAGAGCGGGGATTCACGCTAAGTTTTAGCTATCAGTGAATCCACATCGAAAATCTCGTTAACCTCAGGTTTTCTCTTGTAGTAGTGTTCTATAGCTGTAAGTAAACTTAGACTGTCAGAGGTAATCTTACCTGCCGATTTTTCAACGTAGCTAGCCCCTAACGCAGACAACTCCTGGCATAGCAAGTCAATGTCGATGTCATCCCGGGTTGATAGATCGAGTGTGACAACATGCTTAGTGATATCATGTGTAATGAAATCCTTTGCAGCGTCAAAGCTGACTTTGCTAAGGAAAGACTCAAGGTTCTTGAACTCAGTAGTAGCCTCCAACCATCTGTCAATCTGACATACTTCACAGATGACCATACTACCTTCAGCAGCATAGGCGTCTGCGTAATTCACACCTGACATCTGATCGAATGTTTTGGCCTTGGTTTTCATCAACCATTCTACTACCTGATAAATAATATGTCTGAATGACTGCCCAGCATTTACCAGTGTAGCAGCAGAGTATTCTACATCAATTAACTCTCCACCATCACACAAGGCAAATACAGGATAAGGCATGTTTTTGACATCATGCTTAGTGTCAGCGGTGGTGTACACAGGGTACCCATTGATCCCAGGTAATTCTTTCTGGCGTATATTCGAATTGATCTGCAAGGGTTTCGTTTGACCGATCGCTTCGAACAGAGCTTCCACCAAAACACGACCATACTTATTATTATGTATGACTATAGGTTTAGTAGGTATGTTTAAATAATACCTTACTACAATAGCAACAGCCTGGCTGATGATTTTGGTTATAGGTAAAGGTAACGCTTCACAGAAGCTGCGATCAAACAATGTCTGAGAAGAGAAGCATCCGAACTCATCTACATGAGGATGAAAATTCATAGGCCTTGTTGTAGACTCGGTGTGCTGAAAGCTGAAGAATGGTCCAAAGAATCTGGTGCGGTGTCCATTCCAACCTAGGAAAGGTATGCCTTCCGTTTGAGGTGCTCTGGATATTTGATCTCTCAGGTAAGAAGATACCACCCTCACAAGAGATTTCTCCCTGATGGTTGGTAGGGTAGTGTTCTTCTCAGTAGAGTCCACCTTACTTCGTACAGCCAATTCAAGATCTTGTGCACGATCAATGTCCTGAGGTCGTAGTACAGTCACATACTCCTTACCACCTATACATACATTAGCTCTATGGAACACATCAAGACTGTCAGCAAAAACGATGTTGTCTGTAATCTGAATAGTGAAATTTGTGACGTAGCTTTTGTTCCCTGTTTTACCTTTCTGAACGAAGTACCCGTCGGGTGATGTGTACAGTTCATTGTGCTCATCGAAGAACACCATCTGCGTCTTGCACATGCTGAGTATCTTCCTGGCCAGAGCAAACTGCTTACGATCATGTAGGTTCTTGGCAATACCTTCCCGGTCAGCTGCAGTAAGTTTAGCGGACTCTAGTATGAGTATAGCATTTGTAGACAAACCTTCTTTCTCTAGAACAGAGGCGCAATACGACACAGCGAATGACCTGTAATCTTGTTTCTGATTCCCTTTATAAGAAACTGTCAGATTGGGTATTACTTGTCCGAGACATGACATCGCACTGAGATACTCATCTGGCTCTTCATTGAAAAGGAATGTAGCCTTATCAGGAAGCCATCCTTTATCGACAGAAGTAGAATTGTATATGTAATGCAGGCATATACGATTCGGATGTAGCTTGGCATTCTCAGTATTGAATATCATACTGTCTGCATAGGAGACGGTAAGATCTACTTCTCTGCAGCCGGGATGGAGTTGGAGTAGCCCGAACCAGGAAAGCTTGGAGGGTTGAATTTTTATTCTTGTTGGCGTACGCGATAAACGAGTCACCATCACAATGTCAGATATTGTATGGTGATCTTTGAAGTAAGGCATCGCTATCGCTGCATTTGTGTCCGTAGGTACGTAGATGTCTAACCCTCTAGAGGTCAGTAATTGATTCAGTGCTGCAAGATCTTTTTTAGTAAGTACATACACTGACGACTTTAATGTTTCACAGGAAATTCCTGTTCTCTGAAGTGCCCCTGTTTGTCGTACTGTGGCTATGTGATCGGGAGAGCTGCTGTGACTGAGTCTGAGAAAGAAATCGAATAACCGCCTTTGGAAGATAATGAAATTGTAAATACTATCAATAGATTCTTCATCCAGAGCGTATTGGGTTTTGCTTTTCGTTATTTCAATGTAGGTTCCAAGTGCGTCACGTATACTTTTCTTGTCATACACTGCGATGAACTCCACCACAGATCCAGCCTTGAATTGGCAACTGTTGTTTGCACAAACAAAACTAGTAGGTAGAATGAACAAACTATTTCCACAACACGGGCATTGTGTGATATAGTTGTTATTGTGCTCCTTGACTGATATGCCCATACTACACACCAGTTCGATTGGCGTCATTGCCGAAAAGATAGCTTTTACTGATTTGTCCATGTGTGTTGCTTAGAACTTGACCTTACCATAAAACAACTCGATCTTCCATCATGCAAAAAGATTTTGTACGCGACGCCAACCCCAAGCCTCTTTATAAAGCAGGTTCACTTGCGAGTCTTCCACAATATGTAAAGGACTATGCATTACCTTCGGAGGAGGACGTAGAGAAGCTGGCTTCAGCAGCCTTTGCTGATAAACAACAGCGCCTGCACCCAATACACACAAAAGAGGCAACAATCTTATCAGGGATTTACCTTGAAGGAACCGGTCTGGGTAACTCAAAAGCAATGGGCAATGTAAAAGCTGCTGCATCTGTTTTTGGTGTTCTTGAAGATTTGGAAAGTGTATTGAAAGATCTTTCTGCTAGTACGGAAAAATCAGCAAGCGACAAGTCTAACAACAACGGAAATGACGTTTACGCCATAACTGTAGAGTTTGATAGCGAAAAGACAGCTAGTTTTTACCCCATAGGTAATGATGTTCAAATTCGCGCTTCTGCTGTCGCTCTTAACAACAGCCTGCTTGAGGGTAAGATTCCCTCTGACTGGGCTTATAATGCTGCCGTCAATATTGTGAAAGCAGCAAAGCAAGCTGGCCTGCATGATAATGATCTGCCTGACCGTATTCGTCGGATGGGTATTGAACGGCTAGTGGACTTTGAGCATGCAAAAGAAGCCGCCACCCTTCGTCAGTACGACGGCGTACCAGCAGAGTGTGTAGATCTGTACACTGACATTGTTAAGGCAGCTGAAGAAAACCCCGACTCAGTCCAGGAGTGCATCAAGCTATGGGCTGACCTGGATATGACCCACAATGTTAAGTATGCTTCCACATTTACTCCTGAGGAAGCATTCTACGCGGGTGAAAGGTTAGATCGTATTGAGAAGATGGCCTCTGAGGTTGTACTCATTCATGATGTCATGGTGCCTGTTAAGGAATTCTCGTCTTTAGGGGAAACTCAAGTCAATAATAACTTCAGGAAAGAAGCAGCACAGACGATTCGTGAGGCGATCAAGCTTGCTTCAGTCAATGTGGCAGATGCTACGTGTAAGCTTGCTAGTCTTGACGAGGAAAATCAGTCTGAGTTGCTGAAGCTCCTTGCCCAAGCCTAAGTATGAACGACACCAACCGCAAAGAAGTTGGAGACCTTCTCTCTGACCCGGAAACAACAGCAACTACACTGCTGGTAATAGCTCTGCGTGCTTATGGGGAAGAGGTGTTTGGTAATGAAGAAACAGGTATACCTCCTATGGATCCAGTCGAGCTATGGATCCGACTAGAAGAGGACTTCAATGCCAAAGTGCACGAGAACTGTGAAAACAAACTTAACGCCTTGATGACAGCACTAGCCTCTGATGCTTTCTACGAAAACATCCAGGTTTTTGTAGCTGTAGCCTCGGCCTTAGAAGACGGAGATCTTGGTGATTTGGTGGAAGGTCAGATGGAACCTCTGACTGTGCCAGAGATGCTCTGGGCTATTTACGAAGTCGAATTGAACCGGGATGATGAGCAGGACTTTTCACCTGCCATAGTGGACTTCATGGATAAAACCATGAACGAAGAAGCTGATGAAATAGACGAGACTGACCAAAACCCTATGAGCTACTGGGAACGGTTTCTTGCTGACAAACGGGAGCAAATGTTTCAAGAGCTGCGGATCGTAGGAATAGAAGAAAGTATGATACGTAAACTACGTATCCAAGATCTTACTCCCGCACATGATACTCAAGGTGAATACACCCCAGAAGGTGTTTAACCAGAGATATGCCCTGAATTAGGCCAACCCCAGATTGTCTCAGCACCACCTGAATTCTGGTTGAACATCTCATTGATGCGAGTCTTCAGTGCCATGTCCTCCACAATAGGAACACCACGTATAAGCTGGGCTATGACGAAGGCAAAGTTAAGTGCGTGAAGGGAGTCATCAGGTCTAGCACCGTGTTTCTCATAGCGGAATGACTGCACACCTGTGGCGCTTTCTGTTGGAATACGATACAGGTTAAGTAACTCAAGTAATCTGTCTTGAGACTCATTCCAGTTGTAGCAACGCAGGTCGCCTGTTTTGATGGCGGAATAAAGTGACGATATACTTTCAGTACGGTTGAGGGAGAACTGGTTAAACCACCCTGGCCCTGAGGCAGGTTGACTCAGAGGAGCAGTGTTAGGTCCTACATACCCGAAGATCATATGTCGTTCAGCGCTTATCTCCTGCCTTTCCCGGAGGAGCATATTGTAGGCAGCACCTACACCGAAGTCAGATCCTATCGCAGACCCATTGAACTCCGCATGGTCTTTGACGATGCAGTTTATAATGGATCGGTAGTCCATTCCTGAGTACTGTCTCATGTGCAGAATGTCCACTTTCTTATCAGGAGCAATACCAATGATGAAATGAACTGTGTAAGATGCTTTGACACGCGAGGCTGGGTTATAGTCAGAACCACCCCAGTCACACCCTGATATCACATGACTGTAGTAACCCTTTTTGGCCCGAACTTTCATTTGCTCATAAGTCAGGGAGTCATCGCACATGCGCATCAGATCCTTCAGAGTAATTTCACGCTGCCCTTCTTCTGTAGGGATGCCAAGAATTTCCTGAATGAACTTCTTCATATTGTGTCTGTACTTTGTGTACGACTCAATAATTTCACGCCACTTATGTGGCTTATATACATACTCAGGAATAATGACCTGAGGTATGTGGAAGCCGATGAAACCGGCATCTAACTTTAGCCTGTCCTGGTGCACCCAATGCCCTTCATGCACCATCAGCTGCTGCTTAGTGGCTGGATTGACGAAACCATCAGCATGAATAGCTTTGATGATGTCATTCTCGTCACCACAGTTCAACCAACCCTTGCCCACACTGTCAGAGGTGTATCCTGGAGCTGGAATTACCCATATGCCTTTGCTGGAGTACTGGTAGTTGATCTCCAGGAAAGACTCCACTGTCGTGCTTGTACCTGCATAAATAGTACAAGGCATACGACTAGCTTTTTGGCACTGCTCGATGTCAGGAAGAAGCTCAGTATCTAAGAGCTGGCACTCGTCAAAGAGAAGTTCGTCTGTAGTTTTAGAACGAGCTTCGACAGTATCAGTCAGGCATTTGATCAGGTAGATCTGTGACTTGTTCGGGTACTCTTTGAACTTCAAGTTCTGACGGTAGTCTTTGTGCTGCTGATAAAATCGGAACGATCTTTCCATGTCCCGCATACGATTTGCGTATGTATCCAAGAAGGATGGATGAGGCACTACATAAATACTCTTAAACGTCGGAAGAATATGGGCGTTAATCAGCTGCCTTGCTGCATATGTAGTCGACTTACCAATCTGTCGAGATGCCCGGGTAACTGTGTACCCACCCATCTGCATATGAAACATAGCATAAGAAAATGGGCGATCACTTAATGATAAAGGTTTCTCAAATGGGTATTTAGGAAAGAAATAGGGAACAAGAAACCCTGCATTTTGGTTACATGTATGGTATAGTTTAACCATACATGAATTTAACTCATCTGCGGCTCTTGGATCGGACTGGCTTTTCGGCTCAAGAAAAGCTATTCTCTTAACCAGTTCAGTGATAAGATGTCTGAACTGACCACTTGTGCGCATCTCACTTGGTAAATCGATATACATACAATGAAAAATAGATCTACAAATTTATTTACTAATGACTGGCCAAACAGATTTTACAAGGCTAGGATGAGAAACGTTAGGTGGGTTCGCAATATGGAACGTTTGGACTCTGTATCCGAACAAACAATAAATCAAGTACAAGAAACGAATTATGGCGGAAGTACCGGAAACGACCAACAAACCATCGAAGACATCGAAGCAAGACTCAACAGTTAAGCTCGACGCTCCTGCGATTTGTGAAATGATTGGCGATACAGATGTTGTATTGCAAGTAGACATAAGACTGTTCGACAAAAATGGCGAGGTGTTCAAGGTGAAAGGATTGAACACATTACCGCATATTATTGACCAGTCATTGTTACCAGAAGCCTATAGGAATTTCGAAGAGACATACCATGCCTCAATAAGTAGACCTGTATTGGCTTCATTCAGAAAATATATATCCAAGTATGTCAGACGAGAAGAAGAACCATCAGCCGCTTTCACCCTACCTAATTCATCAGAAAATTCGGGGTACCTCTCAGAGACCTGATGAACATGACTTTGTCTTATGGACAGATGGTAGTGGTTATGACATAGGGTACACAGGCTCAGCCAGTGTTCTCTTAGAAAATGAAACAGGTAAGAAGGAGATACGTATCTCCACATCTTCTTACCAGTCCACTCATAGAGCTGAATTCGAAGCTCTACTGAATGGTCTGCAGTCGATCCTTGATAGCAAAGGATGGGATTCTTTGGCTGAGAAAAAGCGCCTGGATCAAAGTATCATCAAACCCACTGTATGTTGGTTTGGTGATTGTGAGTCATTAGTGTTATCCGTCTATATTGATGACACCACTAAGGAGCCTATGTTCAGGAGAAGGTTAAATGGAGACCTGTGGCATAGATTTTCTTATTATGAAACTGCATTCAACATAACACCGATGTATATTGAGAGGAACAGCATGGTGGAACATGCCCTTACTGACCGGCTTGCTGGGGAGGGACGTATTCTACTAAAGGAATACATGGAAACTCTCAAAGCAGACAAAGTAATATGAACATCATAAATTTACTCGAGAAAGGGTTTGTTCAATTGTGCAAAGAACATGCACAGAATGATTTTCGCCTTATTAGCGAAGTAGATTGTGATCGTTGCATTGAAAAAGACACTTTGATAAAAGTCTTTGAGAAAGAAGAAAACGAATACGCCTTCGAAGCTTATGGAGT